TTTCGCAATCAAGCTAATTGTCCCAAACTTGTTGTTTGCCTCAGTAAGACAAGTAACATCTTTTTGAAAAAGATACGCCGTATACCCAGCGGGAACTGTCCAAACGCACATGAGAGTTTGATTCTCCCCCAGCGTTATACGAGCATACGTTGTTCCAGTGTTGGTGATGTTTATCGTACCAGAGGGCTCCTGAGAGCCTTCTATAAAAGCCCGGAACACGCGCAAGAAGAAAGAGTTGGTCTCCTGAGTGCCGCTGCCATTCAAGGTCACTGTCTCAGATATTTGGTTGTAGTCCGAGTCCAAACCCTGGATCGTTACCTGAACGTCTTCGTCATTAGCACCATCTGTACTCGTCGCAGTCATCTTTGCCGCCGCTGACGGGTAAGCATATAGTGCGCCAACGTCCCAAATGGTTTCTTCTGTCTCGTTGATGAGAGCGTTGAAACCGAACTTATGTACGCGGTAATGCCCAGGGATTTGACCCCTGGACACCTGGAGCTCAAAGGGCTCAGATGTTCCGACCTGTGATATGGAGCGGATATCGTAAGCCACGGGACCCCCTACGACAAAATAATTGTCAGTTGGTTTGCGGCCCCTGTAAAGGCCGAGACATAAACACCTTCAGAGGCAATGATGCCATCGTCAGGAATGTTCATGACATGGTGCCCCGTAGGAAACGTCTGCGTGAGCAAAGTGCTCCCAGATGCGCCACCGTTTTTAAGAGTGAACGCGCCCGCTGCGGCAGCATATATAACTACCTGACGGAGACGAGAACGAGTAGGCCCAACAATCGCAGCCGTTGTGCCTTGAACCCAATTATATGCGGTTACTGGACCTGCCATTTAAGTTCTCCTATTAGCTAAGTGCTGCGCCTACAGCAGTAACCCAAGCAGCGCCTGTATTAATAACAATGCAGTATTCGTTGTTGCCCGCGCCATTGTCGCTAACCATGTAAACTGTTCCAACAGCAACGTCACCGAAAGCTGGCAAGTTTGCAGTTGTAACTACAGGTATTTGAAAACCGTTGTTCGAACGAACGGGGCCTGAAAAAGTTGATAGAGCCATGTGAATCTCCTGTCGTGGCTAATGTCAGCCGCACCATGCGACTGTCAGGGATGCCTAAACAATACAGAAGAATAAAACAAAAAGAAAGGGGCAACCGAAGTTGCCCCCCAAGATACAAACTGTATCTATTCTTAGGCTGCGCCTGGTGAACCAAACACGGCACGAGGATCGCTAAAGCCGAAGCTATAACGCTCACGCGCTTTGAAGCGCATGTTACCTGTGTCGAAGTCAGATTCCATGTTGGTGGACATTGGAGTCCGCTCAAAGTGGACGAAACCACGAGGTGCGTCTGTCTTGATGAAGAACGCATCTGGATCTGTAAGGAAGTCGTTGACGGCATAGCCTTCAGGCAACATCCCCATAGAACGGATTGCGTTAGTATCGTTGTCCGCTGTACCAACACGCAAGTTGGAAACCATCAAACGCTCTGCAACGAATTGCAGCTGACGTGGGAGGATCAACTTCATGCCGCGTAACGCAACTTTAAGACCACGCTCGTCAACAAAACCTGCGATGTTGATCAAAGCATCTTCAAGAGATGTTTCGTTCAAATCCGCAGCTACTGCTGGTTCGTTGGCAAACGTACCACCGGAAGTAAGTGGGTGGTTAGTTGCACACAAAGCAACTCCGTCGCCACCAGCAGATGCGCCAGCGGTGAAGGCATTGTTAAGAACTGCAGCAGCCTTAACTTGCTTTGAGTGTGCCATTGAACGAGCCAACGCACGGGTGTAACGCGAACCAAGACGATCATAGAGATTGTCTTCGATAGCTTCCTCAGTGATTGAGAATGCCAGCGCCACTGTTTCGTGGTTGTAACGAGCAGTGTATGCTTCGTTAGCGTCGTCAAAGTTAATTGCACCACCTTCCGATTTGGTCGGTGCTGCGCCGAAACCAGACAACATAACTTCCTCTTCGAATGCTCGATCAGAAGACTCTGTTGTAAAGATCTCTGCGTGTTGGTTTTCGTACCGGGAGTACTCCATACCAAACAGCGCGTTGAGGCCTGGTTCTAGCTCTTTCGCTAGTTGTGCGCGTGAAATAGCCATTTGTTAGACCTCCTTATACGCCTGTGTTCGCTACTGTACCAGCAACAATAGCACCGTTTCCGGAGTTAAAGCTGTTGTTCAGTCGAACGATTACGGGGATACCAGCCGCTGTGAAGTCTTGGTTTTCAGGATCGTCCTGAATACCGACAATGCGCAACTGAAGCGCAGCGGTGGTGGCGATTGTGCTGACACCCAACGTAGCAGAAGAAATACCAGTGGACGAAACGCCACTTGTAGCCGCTGCAAAGTTCGCATTAGCAAACACATGACCGCGAGCAGTAGCTTCGCTTGTGAGCGATGCACTGGATGCGATTACAAATGTTTGATTTGGGTTGTCATAGACAAAGGCTTTGATGGGATGATTAGAATCCGCACCCGAACCAGGCCATTGGTTAGAGAAAATCTTTTCACCAGTAGTAGACGAAACGTATTCACATCCCCAGAAAACACCGAGAAGACCCACAGTGCCCCCTGCAGCCGCGCCAACAATGTCAATAAAGCCAGTTGAAAGCGGGATAACAGGAGAACCTTGATAGATCGCGTTAGAGTTTCCGGAAGCAATACGATATTCGGTTGTACCAGTGGTGTTTGCGCCAGAACCCTGGACGCCAACCGGACGTAGTCCGAATGCACCGTTAGTATTTGCCATCGTAGCAATCCTTTTTCAATTACTCGGAGTCGCGACCGCGACCACCGAAAGTTACACGACTTTGCCGATTGTTCTGAATCGGCATTGAAGGATGTTGTTCCTTCATCAGGTCCTGATCTACAGCAGTCATCTGTTCGCGGGTTCTGCCCCCGTAATATGCAGTTCGTTCTGCTACTGTTTCTTCAGGTATACGGCACAGCATCAGTCCGCCTTGTCCGATAATGCCCTCATATCGACCATCGTCAATAGTAGGAGCTTCGTAGTTGGGGTACTCGTCCTTACGAACTGGTTCCCAACCTTCACGCAACTTAGCGTTTACGTTCATCTTGTCTTCTTCGCCGCGCATTGCGACTCGAATCCATCGATGCACGAACCCATCAGGTGCGGGCGGTGCGGAAAGGTGACTGGGCGGTGCCCATGGTTTTCTGCGCGTTTCTGTATCGCGGGTTTCGCTTGCGCGAGGTTTTCTATCAGCCATGTTATTACTCCTTCACATACTTGGCGTATTCTTCAAGAGGTACGCCTAGCTTCTTAGCAATCGCTACTTGTGAATGCGTCAGCTTGACCGACCTGCGCCCCTGTTTAGTGCTGCGGGATGCGGAGTTACCTGCAGAAGCGACCTGGCTTCCTCCACCCGATTTCTTAGGCGATTCGAACTTGTGAGGAAACTCACTACGAATACGACTATCGATTGCAGTATAATACTCATCGCTCTGCGGGTCAAACCCCTCTTCGTCGATAAGTTGTTGGTTGATCGCAAAAGCAGCCATTGTCATGACACGATCTTCACCAAACCACTTGTTTTTCCCGGCCCAAGCCTGTGCTTTAGGGTCCGGATTAGCCTGCTGCTGCGGCTGCGGCTGTGCCTGCTGCTGCGGTTGCTGCTGCGGCTGTGCCTGTCGCTCAACATTTAACTTAGCTTGACTCTCCGCCTTCGCTTTAGCCGAAACGTACCGTTGCTTTTCTACCGCAATTTTTGAAAGCAACTCTGAGGCTTCCAGCATCTTATCCGCATCGCCGGACTCATGAGCCTCTCTGTATAGCTGTTTTGCGGACTGAGTCTGCGACTCTAAGCGGTTCCCGTACTCATTCAGATAACCAGAATCTAGAGACTGAACACGGGTCTTCAGCTTTTTGTTTTCCTCAATCAGCTGCTGAGATAGACGAACGGCCTCTGCTTTGTCTCGCTCTTCTTGGCGATACTTCTCCGTGAGCTTCTTTATCCTACTCTGGACACCCTTACTATACGAATCAAGCTCGGACTCTGAAGACTCCTTCGCTGGTTCTTCTACCTTTTCAAGAGCTTCTTGCGGCTCCCCCTGTGCTTCCTCTTCGGTCTCTACAATAATTTCCGGTTCTTGTTCTTCAGACATAACCTACCTCCTACACATGCTTAATATCGTCAGGCTCTAAGAGCGTTGCGATAACTTCATCATCATTGATGATACGAACCTCACCGCCGTCGATTTTAAATCGAGAGCCAGAGTATCGCCCAATACAAACCCACTGACCTTCTTCACACCAAGGTTCCCCCCCTGGTCCAAACTTATCAGGATCTTTGTACGCCAATGGGCCGAGCTTCATTACATAGGCCACAACTGTAGCCACAGATTCACGCTCTCGTATTTCATCAGGAATGTATAAGCCGCTCGCTGTCTTGGACTTGCCTTGATACGGCATCACCAATACCCGCCAACCAGTAGGTTGCGGGAGACGGTCGAGCAGCGGTTTGTCTAAGAGGGACGGGTCTAACACCCGCTCATTAGCGTCAACATATGCGCTTTTCAAAGAACTAGAATCGGCAGATGCCTCTTTCTTTTCTTTGTTAATTTTCTGCGCAACGTGTTCAGGAAGATATAAGGTCTTCGACATCGTCTACGTTTCTCTCCAGCAGGGACTTGATTTCTTCACGCGCGAAAGAGAGTCCCCGTATCTCCCCCACAGACATTTTGTACTGTTCCCAATCTTTAACA